TACGAACTGTGTGTCAAAACTGTGCCATTGAAGTGGCCAGATCTAACTTGCCTTGGCGAGCTGGGGATCTTGAACCAGACCGTTGATCTGTTGATACAGGTCGTCCAGGCTGGTATTGTTTAGAATCACTGCATCAAACTCTGTGCCAGCCCAGGCAGTTTCGCTTATGTGAACACTGAACTTTTCCAGTTGAGTTTTTGCCCAACTGTGTTGTACATGGTTGACTTGAGTTTGATTGATTAGTTCTGCAAATGGATACCAGTCTGGATCTGGGCCGCGAACAACACGAACTACCTGTCCACCAGCCGACCGGATAGCGGCTATTTCGTTGGGGAAACGGCAGTCGCTGATGACCACATCGTCAGTTATTTTTCGTAATTTGTTTTCCAAACTGGCAATCCAGATATCATCATGGAATCCACGTCGAGCCACTTCGGTGCCCCAGTACTGCAACACCCATCTGGGAGTTATGGTCATGCCCAGGCGATTGCTCCACCATTCATCCGTTTGTTCTCGCCAGGCACGACTTTGTCGAGTACGGCCTTCCAACAGTTCTCGGTCCCACCCAAATATATAGGCCACTGCATCTTTCAGTGTGTTGGCAAAACTCTCACGCTTGAACTCGTGTATGTTGACCAAATAATCTGCTATGGTGTCTTTGCCGGCCCCTATTAGGCCACACACGCCAATAATCATGTCAGCTCCTGTATGTCAAAATGTTTCAAAGTGGTTTGTAGTAACTCAATTTGCCTGCGACAGTCTTCTAATGCGTGGTGACTGGCGGGCGGTTTAGGTAGTCCTGGCCACAAGCCAAACACTGTTCTGCTATCTCGTACATTGTAATACTGCCAGGGTATGGGTTTACCGTAGCTCTTGTAAGCATGTTCCAGAATAGTGCAGTCAAATGTTGGACCTTGACAATACAAAAATTTACTGGTCCAAATTAGTTTGCCTAATTCATCTAGTGCCTGATCCAACGGAATACGATCTTCTTCAGAAAATGCTTCATCTCGTGCATCAGCAGGTTGGGTTGCCCACCAATTTAAAGTACTTTCATCAACAGTTCGATTTTCCTGACTTTCTAATGAAATCCTGGCATAGTAATGTTGTTTATAATATCCAGTGCCCAAAGGGTCAAATGATTGGGCAGCTATAGTTAAAATAGTAGCAGCAGGTGCTACTCCAATTGTTTCAATATCAATCATTAGTGAACTCATGCTATAATTGTAGCAGGAAGTTAGTTAAATTGCAAGCTCAAAGTCTTCAAATAATTCTTGTTTGGTTTTATCGCAACGCATGCCTTTGATGCCATTTTCACTTGTACTGATTACTCTGAGATTGGTCCAATGTCCAATTATGTAGGGTGGTATACAATCGCGAAATCCTTGCTGTATGCTGTAGATATGATCAAGTGCGTTATAGGTACGATTTAATCGGGCAGGGTTAATCGAATCAAAATGATTTTTCCAGCTTTCCTCTGTGATTTTCCATACTGCATCGTAATACAACCGGCGTAGAGACCTTTCTTCTCTTGGCGTACATCCACGTTTTACTGCTTGTTGATAGATTTTTTCTAATACTACCTTAGATTTACTTGGATTATCTACACCATAAATTTTTAGGAATGTTTCTTTTTTAGCGTTTTCTCGTTGTTGTTTAGCCTCGTCGGTCATTATTGGGGCTTTTCGCGTACCCAATGCAACTCGTTTGCCTCTATTACTTTCAGCTCTTATTTTGTTTATTTCCGGGGTATGTATATTAGCATAATCACCATTTTGCCATTTATACTTTTGCTTGGCGGTTCTACTGGAAGTAATAAGATAGCGGTTTTCCCACCATTTAACCGGAATATTTTCTACAGGGCAGAGAGGTATTTCGTAAGTGTCATTTACTATATGCCAAATACGTTGTTTAGCCAATGCGGTGTTGGGTAGGAATGATGTTTTTTCTAACACCTGTTGCCAGAGCTCGGGGTGTGTCTTGTATAGATATCGCGTTGCAGATTTATTATAACTTGTATCAGTTTGAATAATGTTTAGTAGTATGTCTTTCATACTATTATTTATCATTATCCTATTATGTACGTTATTTATTCTTAGCCAATTATCCAATAACAAATGTAATTGGCTGAGAACCATCTACGTAGTTTTTGAGATCTTCAATGCCTTTTTCCATTATGGCAAGTCCTTCGGCCTTCATGGCTGCGCCGTTTAAAGTTCCACCACCTTGTGGACCTGCAATGGTGCCAAACTTTTCTCTTGCTTCGCCAATGATCAGCTTGCAGTTTCCAACTATGTAGTTGCGCATCCACTGACTGATCAAAGGATCACTCAGCATGTTGAATTCAGGTTTGTAGTTGTAGGTCCACAGCAGTACTGCTTCGCCTGAGCCTTTGGGATCACGTATCAACTGTAGTTTTTTGGTCACCGGGTTGAATGTGTAGTTCATGTAGGCTCCAAACATGCGTCCGGCCAACTCTACATATTGGCTGTAAAAATCATAGGTAGCAAGTCCGCCAGCCACATTGAAATTCATCAAGTAAACGTTCAGTGACGCTTGACTAAACGGATCAAAGTTTGAAGCAAATGGGCCTGTTGAATCACCAAAAGTTCTACGAAAGATCTGTCGTACGCTGTAGACTTCCTGTGGCAATTCATAGATATTGACATTGGTCACCAGCTCCATGAAGGTATAACTTTCTTCATAGGCATTTTGTGCCCGTTGACGATAGGTGCCAACTGTGTTTCTGTAGGCCGCCTCGTAGTGTTCGGCATCCAGTTCAAGATCAATGATCTGCCCGCCCAGTTGATATTGCACATATTTGAATAGGTCCTGCTTTAGTGTTTCTAAACTTGATTCAGATTGAATACTCATACGGTCGCTCCTGTGCGAGTATTTATCAACACATTACCAGGCTCGTAGTATGATCAAGTTTTCGCTGCCACGACCGTTCCATTTTGTTTCTGTGCTTTTGATCTCTTTGTAGGCCCGACGAGCCGCAGGCTTGCCCACTGCGGTAATACTTGGAATCTGTTCAGCTGGTCGTCGCAGTGTTTTTTGTGAACTGGTGGCCGCATCAAAGGCCACAACGCCACTGCCCTTGACTGTGAATGTGCCTATGTGTGTGTCGGCCATGACATGTATCAGTTTGCGTTTTTTGGTATCGTACAACCAGGCTTCGGTAGCATTGACCAAGCAGGTTGGTGCTGCTGACGTCAGACCAAGTTCTGGAAAATCTCGGAGATACTTGAACCGGCTGACCAATTTTTCTGGACTCACTGCCCGCTTGGCACGCGGTTTGCGTTCAACTTTTTTGATCTGTACATAACTGGCACAGTCGTTGATCACTGTTTCACAGAATTTTATGCAGTTACGCAACTGTGTACGGGTCAAATGACTGTAGGCTTCAGTTAGATCTCGATCACGCCCTTCCACAGTTTCTTCAAATTCAGCCAAGCGATTTTTCCATCGTGTGCTGATGGTACCGATCATCTGTGGAGCCACGTTCATGCCGCGGATCTGGGCAATGGGCTTGAAATCAGCCGACATTCGTGCGCCTTGCTGTACAAACTCATCAAACATGCCTTCCAGCTCGCCGGCACACTCGCTTACTCGTTCACGCAAGTGATCCTGTATGGTCAGGCGAGCCTGTACCGTTTCAGCTTCGGTCACTTCTCTAATCACTTCTTGTTTGCTACGCATCATGCCGGCGATTTGCAATTCAATTGTGCCACGTTCGTGCTCCAGCAATTCAAGTCCAACCAGATTCATACGACATACCCAGGCTGTGGTGCAACGAATCTGACTGTCAGGAATGCCTCTGATCAGGCCAGCATCCGCGGGTCTGGCATTGTGATCAAGCCAATGAGCAATCATTTCCTTGGCATCTCGTTTGCCGTAATGATAGTTGTACCAGGCAAAAGCTCGTAGCATGGCTGTGGTACGGTCTGTATCAGTCAAGGCCAAACGCCAAGCAGGTTCAGTGCCGGTGTATTTTGCATCGACACTTTTGGGATTCAACGGTTTGATGTCTGAAGAAGATTTTTTAGTTTTGACCATTATTTTCCTTGTCAAGGTA